CGAAGCTGTTCAGGATCTATGGCAGCATTGATGCCACTGATGGCAACAACAGCACGCTGGGCGTGAAGCTGGCCAAGAACGGTGTGGCGATCGATAACAGCGAATGCCGAGCATTCACCGGCAGCGGCGCTCAGGAGGCCAAGCTGGTGACCAGCTGGATGGTTGAGCTTGAGGATGGCGATGAGGTATCGCTGCTGATCGCAAACCACAGCAACACCACAGACATCACGCTAAAGCGCGGCCGGGTCATCGCTGTTGAGGTTCGCGCCTGATGACGACCAAGCGAGAGCAGATCCTGAATCAGATCGCGACGACGCTGGCGCCTACAGCAGGCATCAACGGTCGGATCTATCGCTCACGTGTGTCGGCATTGGCCAGGGCTGAATCACCTGCGATGGTGGTTGAGCCTGTTCGTGATGACGTTGAGCAGAACACCAGCCTGCCGACGCTGGACTGGAGCCTGACGGTGCGTGTGGCCGTGATCGTGCGGTCATTGGTGCCTGACCAGGCGGCTGACGCGATTGTGGAGGACATGCACAGCAGGCTGATGACAGACCTGACGGCTGGTGGCTATGCGATCGACGTGCAGCCTGACACCGTGAATTTTGAGCTTGTCGAGGCTGATCAGCCTGCTGGCGTGATCAGCTGTAGCTACATCGTGCGGTATCGCACGGCAGTGGGTGATCTGACGACTAGCTGAGCGGGCTACGATGGGCCTACTGGCTATCTGGCGCTTTTTTCTGCCATGACTCTTCTCACACGCCGGCAGCTCATCCTGGCCAAGGAGGAGAGCGTCTATGGCACTGATCCAACGCCTGTTGTTGGCTCTGACGCGATCTTGGTGCGCAGTATCAATGCGACGCCTCTGGAATCAGACACGGTGAGCCGTGAGCTGATCCGCCCTTACCTCGGCCATAGCGAGCAACTGCTGAGTCAGACCAGGGTTGTGATCGAGTTTGAGGTGGAGCTGGCTGGCTCTGGCACTGAAGGCACAGCTCCTGCCTATGGCCCGTTGCTGAAGGCCTGTGGGCTGAGTGAGACGATTGTGGCGGCCACCAGCGTGACCTATGAGCCAGTCTCGACGAGCTTTGATTCGGTCACGATCTACTTCAACAACAGCGGCGTGCTGCACAAAGCTACGGGTTGCCGCGGCAGCTTCACGCTGAACGCTGAGGTGGGCGCCATCCCGACCATTGCGTTCACCTTCACCGGGATCTACGCAGCGCCGACGGATGTCTCGATCAGCGCTCCGACCTATGCCAATCAGGCTGATCCGCTGATCTTCAAGAACGGCAACACCAGCAGCTTCCAGATCTTCAGCTATGCAGGCTGTCTGCAGTCGCTGAGCTTTGATATGGCCAATGAGACGGTCTACCGCGAGCTGGTGGGCTGCGACAAGGAGGTGCTGATCGTCAACCGTGCGCCTGCTGGTGAGGCGGTGATCGAGGCCGTGCCTGTCGGTACTCATAACTTCTTCAACGATGCCACTGGCAGCAGTACCGGGAACCTGACGTTTGAGCACGGCACGACAGCTGGCAACATCGTGACCTTCACCGCTGATCAGATCGATCTCAGCAATCCGTCATACAGCGATCAGGACGGCGTGCAGATGCTGACGCTGCCGTACATTGCCACACCTACAAACTCTGGCAATGATGAGATGAGTCTGGTCTTCAGCTGATACCTCGTGGCTTTTATTCTCAAGCAATCCAGCTCCTACAGCTGGCCGGTAACGATCAGGATGCCAGCTGATGGCGGCAAACGTGAGAAGCAGTCATTTGAGGCTGAGTTCAAGCGGTTGCCACAGTCACGCATTGCCGAGATCCAGGCCATGGCGCAGAAGCTGGTGAAGGCTGCAGAAGCAGGTGAGCAGCTTGAGGGCATCAGCGATGTCTCAGTGGCTGATGAAGTGCTTGTGGGTTGGTCCGGGATCCTTGATGAGGATGGCGAGGAAGTGCCTTACAGCGAGACGAACAAGGCCATTTTGCTTGAGGTGCCTCTGATGGCTGCCTCACTTGTCCAGGCCTATTTCGCATCGTTGACGGACGAGAAGAGAAAAAACTGATCGGCGCCGCTGAGCATTGGGCCGGCGGCGCAGTCATTGATAAGACGGCAGAAGATGCAGCGGTGATGGGCATCGAGCTGCCGGATGACCTGGTGCCTGATGGGCGTGATGACTATGAGGTGACGCCTGATGCTTGGCCTGCTGTGAGCATGTTCCTGAAGGTGCAGACGCAGTGGCGTGTGGGGATGGGCGCTGTGATCGGGTTGGATTATGGGGCTTTGCGGTGGTGCTTTGAGCTTGAGGAGGTTGAGAACCCTAGGGAGCTGCTGGAAGATCTACAGGTGATCGAGGGTAGAGTGGTGGAGATCCTGTCACAACGCGATGGCTGACACGAAAACCAGCGTTGCGATACAGGCGTCTGTTCAGGGTCTAGCGAGCATTCAAGGGCTGAACAAAGGCCTTGGTGGACTTGCCACGCAGGCAAAGACCACCGGCGGTGCATTGGGCCGCCTCAGAGGCGCTGCAGGTGGTGCTGTCACTGCATTGCGTGGGATTCTTCCTGTGATTGGCGTTGCAGGCGTTGCAGCGTTTGCGAAGAGCAATCTTGACGCAGCTGATGCGATGTCGAAGTTATCGCTTCGGACTGGCATCGCAGCGCCTGAGCTAGATAAGTTTAGAAAGGTCGCAGAGCTAAGTGACACCAGTATCGAGAGTCTGAGCAGGGCATTTCCTGTTCTGTCCAAGAATGTCAAGGATGCAACTGAGAAGGGGACTGGCCCTGCTGCGAGAGCATTTGAGCAGCTTGGCATTCAGCTGGCCAATGCTGATGGCAGCTTGAGATCGACTGATGACATCATGTTGCAAGTCAGCGATGCCTTCGCTGGCATGGCTGATGGCACTGAGAAGGCTGCACTGGCATCTCAAATCTTTGGCGGGCGGCTTGGCTCTGAGCTGATTCCGCTGCTGAATAGCGGTGGCGATGCCGTGCGCAACATGAGCACATCGATGACGCAGGAGTTCGCTGATAGCGCTGCTGTGTTCAATGATCGCCTTGAGAACATGCAGGAAAAGCTGGGTGATCTTGGGGTGCGGATGACGATCGCATTACTGCCTGCCTTGGATGCGTTGGTCGCTGGCGTGGAATCTTTGATTCAGGGATTCAGTCAACTGCCTGGTCCATTGCAGACCATTATCGCTGGGTTGGCCGGCATTTCCGCAGTTGCTTTGGTGTTCTCGCCGATCATCAGCGCAGTCACGGCCCTGGGGCCATTGATTGGCAGCTTGATCGGTTTGCTCACAGGAGGCGGTGGTTTAGCTGCTGCCATCGCCGCTGTCTTCACTGGTCCGGTCGGATGGATTGCGCTGCTGGTGGCTGCTGGCGTTGCGATCTACACATTCCGCGATCAGATCGGAGATGCGCTCAAGGCGATCGGGCAGTTCTTCGTGGATGGCTTCAAGGCGATCGGGGGAGTGCTCAAGGCCGCGGCCCAGGCCTACATGGACTTCTACGTCAAGCCGGTGCTCGGATTCGCTCAGAAGGCCTGGGATGGGATTGTGGACATCTTCAACAGGCTGGTTGACGCGCTGAAGGCGCCATTCATCGCTGTAGGCCGGATGATCCAGGGCGTGTGGAATGGCATCTTGTCGTTCGCCGCAAACAGCCTGAACAGCTTCATCAGCAAGGTGAATTCAGCCATCAACCTGGCGAACAACCTGCCCAACGTGAACATCCCCAATATCCCCCTGGTCCAAGGCCCGCAGGAGGCCCCCAGCTTCGCCGGTGGTGGATACACAGGCGACGGCCCCAGGGTGGGTGGCATTGACGGCAAAGGCGGCTTCCCAGCGATTTTGCACCCCAGAGAGCGTGTCATCGACCTCACCGCTCGCAATGGCAATGTTGCCATGCAACCGGCCCAGATCAACATCCAGACCGGCCCTGTGATGCAGGCTGACGGCCAGAACTGGGTGACCATGCAGGACCTGCAGAGGGCGATGCGTGCCACTGAATCGGCCACCATGGCCCGGCTGCGCACCTATGCCGGTCGCCGTGCTGTGGGGGTTGCCTGATGGCCAAAGCACAGTCTCAGTTCCTGCGGATCTACGACGCGGCAGGCATCATCTATCAGCGGTGGCAGAACTTCTACAGCAACGCGATCATCACATGGGACAGCGCCAGCTGGGTCTATGTGGCGTTCACTGCCTCCGGTGTGGCCAGTGGCGTCACGGGCGACGAAAGCGGCATCTCGCTGACCCTGCCGGCCACTAGCGTCGTGGTTCAGGCCGTTGATCTGGCGATGGAGCAGGCGCGTCTGTTTGAAGTGAAGACCTACGAGTTCGACCCTGTGGCCGATGGCGTCAGCTCACCACCGGCTGGCCAGACGCTGATCTCCACCTTTCTCGGTGAGATCACCAGCGCATCAGAGGCCAACTTCGAGTTCACGCTGCAGCTGGGCAGCAGCCTGTCACCGGTCGGTGCGCAGTTC